ATACGTAGGGGCAGGTGCTTTCCCCCCTGGTGGGGGTGCTGGTGTAGCCCTTTCAGGGCTCGCTAGATGTGTTATCTAGTAGAAAACACTAGGGTTCTAGGGTACAGCACGCATGCGTTACGGTGTAGTGTACCACTAACCCATCATATTCTCTGACCATCTGTCTGACCTTCGATAAGTAAAGCTAATAACCGTTGGCATGACTGGGATCTGATGACCTGATGTGACAGTTTGTTCGACTGTCCACTACCAATCGACCGATTTGACCTGCTACCTTCAGACCTCTCCTACTCTTTTAACGTTAGAGTTATCGATCTCTCCTGATAAGGTGAGAGAGATCTCTAACTTAACTAAGAGTTGAGAGACAACTGACAACCGAATACGGCTGACTCACCGCTTGGCACTGTGCCAACTGACGAACCGACCACCTTCTCTCCAAAGCTGTCCACTGGCGTATACAGTGGTAGAACCTGGACAACTGAATAAGCACTCCGTTACGTGGTGACGACCAACCCAGTGGGTTTCTTGGGTGAGGAGTGGCAGACCAAGTGCAGTGAGGTATACACTAACGTATACAGCGTGATGCTTGCGATCGAATCGCACTCATTGCATAGCCCTCGTTAAGCAAGGGCTTTTTTGTTCACTAACGTATCATCCATGTTCATTCGTGTTTCTCCTCGTACATCTGATTGTGTCGAGGTTATGTATGTCAATCCAATCACTGCTGTGGTTGAGGTTGCATATGCCAAAGGTAATGTGTACCGATACACTCACGTATCACGTCGTGCAATTGCCAACCTGTTGTTGAATCCCAATATGTCATTGGGTTTCTGGGTTAACAATAACTTGCTTCCTTACGATTGCAAGACCCGGTTGTTTGGTGAGTGCAAGGTTGTATCTCACTTTGAGCAACTAATGAATCAACAACCTGTTGCTGTTTGAGTCATAGCTCACATACCGGGTGCAATGCCCGGTTGCAGCCTTGGGTTCGTTCACGAACTCACCTGACACTTTATGTGTCATCTTGTTCACTAACGTATTTCACATGACTATTGCAACTGCACCTATCACTGGTGCTGACTGGTACGACAACCTGACCGAACAGGATCAGGAGTTGTACGACATGATCGAAGATCGTTGTCCTGAATTCACCAAGCTTGATGCTGAACAGTGTCAAGAATTCATGGATGAATTGAGTGATTACGGCATCACAACTGCTGAGCAGTTTGAAGATGCTTACTTCTATCAGTCTACTTCATACAAAGCAGAGGCTGACTTTGCTGAGTATGTAACTACGGAAATCAACTGTGTTGACATTCCTGACTACGTCTACAACCACATTGATTGGCGATCTATGTGGGATTGCGAGTTGCGCCATGACTTCTTCACTATCGAGTTTGATAGTGAGACTTACTTCTTCAATTCTAATTTCTGATCGTAGGTTCTAAGCCTTCACCAAGGTGCAAGTCCTTGGCTTTCTTTTACCTCTCAATGAGAGAGGTTTACTTTCTCACTATGACAATCACCTATCAAGTGTACCGTCTAATTGATGACGGACACGAGCAATCATTGGGATTCTTTGTCAATGACAGGGACGCAATGATCGAAGCGTTTGACTACTACTCAGAGGTGCGTTATCCGCACTCTTATGTTGACTACCGAGAGGTTGACTAATGACTGACGTTCCTGATTATCGAATGGAGATGATCCGTCTGATCACTGACTACATCAACAATGCGGAGTATGTCAGTCAAGCTGACTACTTAGAGTGCATTGATTATCTTCTCGACTTTAACTCCAACGCAAACTATTCTCATGTCTGATTACACACAGCTCCACTACAACGTGGACAATTGGTATGACTCATTGAATGACGCGCATGAACATGCGTGGGATGATAACAACAAATCAGTTGTTTATCCTCGCTTTCATCAATACATGTACGCATACCTTTCTTGTATTGAGGAGTTTTCTGATGATCATGAGTGAGTCAACTATTATCCTTGCAATTGTAGGGATGATAGGTCTATTTGCTACAGCTACTGTATACCAACGCAGTAATCGTATCACCTCTCGCTACTACTCACGTGGTAAACGTTAATCGTTTCATTATGTGCATGGGTATTGGTGCCCTCCTTTCTTTTTTATGTGGGCTAAATGCAAGTGCGATTTTAATCTTCATTGGCATAGGTATCCTTGCCAGTATTATCTAAAGTTCACAATCGACAACTGGAGCATTTACTATTGGCGCTACTTGGCCGTGTCCGTTATCATGAATATGAAGTCACTATGTGTGACGACGTTGAGAACGTATGCACTGAATATGTTCTAGCTCCTAATTCAGAGCTTGCTGCATGGCAAGCCTTGGAGTTATCCACTCAGCGTAATATGACCCTTAAAAATGTGAGAATGGCAGATGAGTGGTAAGTATTACCCCAATAATTTCGATGCAATTGCAGAAGCACCTGATCATGTCTTTGAAGAGTGCACATGGGAAGAGTTCTATGACTGGCGTTTATGCATGTGGGAAATCCCTGCCAGTGTGTCATGCATCATCAGAGCTGAACACAAGGAATCAGGGAAGGTGTATGAACACGTTTACCAGCAACCCAAGGCTGCACAAAAGAAGCTTTTGAAATACATGAGCGACGGCATGTACGAAGTTACCGTTGCAAATCATGACGCTATCCACCTTGTTAAATACCATGATGAGCCAGCAACAGATTGAAAACCTGTCCACTGAGGAATACTCATACTTTCTTGGGCATGGTGACATAAATGATGGGTTAAATTGGCCTAATTTTGCTAGTTTGTATTCATTGTGCTTTACATTTGATGAAGAGGCTGACAGTGAACATGAGTAAAGAGCGCCACAACGTCCTGAAAATGTACGCTGTGTTACGCCGTATGACGATGAGTGAGGTGGCACACGACATCATTTCTGCACATTTGCACGAAGAAGCAAAAACAAATGACCAAGTCCGTAGTTTGTTCGAATTCAACGGCATTTCTTTAGATATCCGGTAGCTTCTATCTACTCTCAGTTGACATTTGAGTTTCTTCATTGGTTTCAACGACGTATGCCATTTCGACTTCTGGCTTCATCGCAGCACTGTGCATGTACACTGCGGTATAATTGTTATGGAGATCAGCTTTCCATCCCGTGGATCCCCTAAAGCGTCTACAAACAGATGATAAAGCTGCATCTCTGCTCAATGCTTGGGAGATGCTACGCCTCACACATCGTGAGGTACCTGCACAAGCTGTCACCGTTCTTCTCTATGTAGCCAGCCACAACCCATGTCATAAGCAGGCTATTGAGGAGGACTGTGGTCTCACTACTGCGTCTTGTTCAAGGATGATCTCATTCTTAACAGGAACAAAGAGACCTGGCGTTAACCCTAGTGAGATGTGTCTTATTGTTAAGTACACAGATCCAGGTAATAGACGCCGACACATGTGCAAGCTGACACCTAAGGGTGAGCAACTTGTCCACCTAATCAAATCCACTATCTATGGATAAGGTTACAACATGGGGTCAAGCCATGGACTACACATTCAAAACACGTCACTCATGGAGACACGGTAATGGCAAAGGAACATCAGCCATCAATTGCACACACTTCACTCGTCTTAGAGGATCTTCATTCCCAGTTGCAAAAATCACTCAACCGATTATCACGGGAGTCTGCATCGAACTTGAAGATGAAGGAAAGTCTGACGCCACGATTAACCGAGTTGTGTCTGCAGTTAGCACAGTGCTTAACCATTGTGCATTTGATGGACTCATAGAGTCAGCTCCTAAGTTTAGGAGACGCAAGGAGAATGAGGGTCGTGTCTTTTGGTACACAAAGGACGAGGTAGATAAACTATCTCTCTTGTCCACTGATGTATTCATGCGAGATGATCTATCTGACATCATCATGTTTGGTGCGTACACAGGTATGCGACAGGGTGAGATCTTAAAGATCAGAGCTAAGGACATTGACCTTGCTGCTAATCGCATCCATGTTGGTGGTGTACCTACTCAAATAACCAAACCTAAGAACTGGCGAGCTATTCCTATTCATGACAGAATCATGGACATAGTTGTCAGTCGTTGTTCACAATCGACACGCAATGATGTGCGCTTGTTCGGTGATGAATGGCGTGACAAGGATCAACTATTGCGTGCATTCAAAAAGGTCAACAAACTACTACCAAAGGATGAGGCTTATGTCTTCCACACCCTTCGACACAGTTACGCGACATGGCTCGCTGAAGCTGGCGTCCCTATCAGGTCGATCATGGCACTGTGCGGACACAAACGCATTGAAACAACATTACGATATGCGAAGGCTACAGATGCAGCACTCACGGATGCAATGGCTGCTATCTGAGCGCGACTAGTGGTGTCGTGTGCTACCTTGTTCTGGCTGCGGACGGCAGCATTCCCGGTGAGTCTCATCGCTGGAATCCACACGCGGATGTGGCGGAATTGGTAGACGCGCTAGTTTCAGGTTCATGCGAGGAATCTGAACGCTGACGTATCTATCCAGCATAAATAGCTGGCACGTCAGTCCTACACAAGGATCCACTAAGGTATAAATCTATTCACTGGTTCTAGCGAGGAGTCTTATTGCCAACACCTGCACAGATTGAGGAACAAGTCAATTTTGAAAGAGAAGCCATTCGCCTTGGACTTCAGCGATTACGTAAAAATACAAAAGATTTAGAGGGGAAATCATACGCTAGTGCAACGGTCTATGGCTGCAGCAGTATTTCTAAGCTGCTCCCCAAGATCACTCAGCGTATCGAGGACACCAATCTCAGAATCAAGAAAGGGTGTATTGGTAAGTCTTTTAAGGAGATACATCAGTATCTAGAGCCAATAGATCCAGGTGCAGCAGCTGCCATTGCATTAAAGATTACTTTTGACAAAGTATTTAGTTACAAAGACAAAGCCAATAAACTTGTAACTATTACTGAGTCAATCGGCCAAGCTGTTGAACAAGAGGCTCAGATGCAGTATTACGAGAGGAACTGCCCTGGCCTGCTAAATACAATTAAAAAGAACTACTGGCATAACACCACTGGCACGCATCAGAAGTTTGTCATTGTCCGTACGCTTATTCAGCGATATGATGTACCTCAGTGGACAAGATGGTCACAGCCTACTCGGGTAAAGCTGGGAGGTTGGCTGCTTGATTGCATCATGGAAGAGAGCCAATGGTTCATGAGGGTAGATAGGAAAGAGAGAAATAAAAGCTGCATAGTTATCGAACCAACGCCTGAATTCTTGTCTATCAAGGATGAGGTTATGGCTAATGCAGAATTATTCTCACCAATCGCATATCCCATGTTGATTGAACCTAATGATTGGGGTCACAATCGACAAGGTGGCTACCTACTAAATGAGGTAATGAAAGGCCACGACATGGTTCGGCGTGGTGTGGACCCTATACAGGGAGAGACACCAATCAACTTTTTGAATAAGATTCAGAAGGTTGGTTATCGACTGAATACTTTTGTCTACCAAGTTGCTGAGACTCTGTTAGATAAAGGTTACAAGGTCGGTAAGTTTATCCCTATCGTAGAGATACCTCTACCAAACAAACCACCTGATATTGCAGAGAATTATGATTCTCGTAAGCAGTACAGGCGAGATGCTGCTGAAGTGATGAACAAGAACGCAGCATCGTTTAAGAAGTCATGCAGAACACGCATGACAATGGAAGCAGCTAAGCTATTCAAGGATAAGAAAGAATTCTTCATTCCATGGAGCTTCGATTATCGCGGAAGAGCTTACCCAATTCCCGCTTTTTTGACACCGCAAGATACTGACTTTGGTAAGTCATTACTTAAGTTCAGTGAGGAGTCATACATGACACCTGATGCTGAGGAATGGCTAGCTTTCCAAGTGGCTACAACATATGGTCTAGATAAAGCTCCTATACATGAACGTATGCAATGGGTAGCTGAAAATGATGAGGTGATTTCTGCTGTCGCTTTAGACCCTATTGGCAACATCCACTTGTGGGAAGCCGCTGATGAACCCTTCCAATTCCTCGCGTCTTGTGAAGAATACCACCACTGTGTAATTACTCGTGATCGAAATTTCACTTCTCTGCCAATTGCAGTTGATGCCACCTGCTCTGGTTTACAGATACTCGCCGGATTATGCAGAGATGCAAGAACTGCAAATCTTGTCAATGTCTTGCCAGCAGAGCGACCCCAAGACGCTTATGCCGTCGTCGCCGAGCACGCTAAACCAAACGTCCCTGAGTCTATAAGACCCTACATGGACAGAAAGACAGTCAAGCGTGTTGTTATGACTGTCCCGTACAATGCCAAACCTCATAGTAATCGCGGATATATTCGTGAAGCATTACTTGAGAAAGGTATTGAAGTAGATAAAGACGATCTAACTACTACTGTCAAAGCAGTACGTGAAGCTATGGATGAGGTTGTACCTGGTCCTATGGCTGCAATGAAATGGATTGAAGCTGAGGTAACAAAAGCTATTAAACGTGGAGCAACGGAACTCAAGTGGACCACACCATCTGGTTTTGTTGTCACACAAAAGCTAAATAAAAAACTTACTAGCACTGTGACTTTGCAATTGCTTGGTCGTGTGCAGATAACAGTTGCCACAGAAGATAGCGATAAGGTAGATCTTTTGCATCACAAGAATGCAACTGCTCCTAATCTCATCCATTCATTAGATGCAAGTCTCCTCCACCTGTCTACGCTACGGTTTAATCATCCGATCTCATTGATACACGATTCTGTTCTATGTCGTGCTACTGACATGAATACGCTTTCACGAATCGTTCGAGAGACTTACATGTATCTATTTGCTGAGAACTCCTACTTAGAGTCTTGGGCTAATCAGATAGGTGCTGAAACAAAACCACCAATAATTGGAGATCTGACACCAGAATCCGTTATTGACTCAACATATTTTTTCTGTTAACTATCCACTAACGTATGCCACGTACAATTCATAAGACTGAACAGCCTGTTGTTCTTGAAGGATTTCAAGCTGTACTGAAACCAAGTAAATTTGGTTATTCACTTTCTACCACTATTCCAGGTGTAATGATTGATGCCCTTGAGGCTGATCGCACTGAGAATTTGAAGTGGGCTGAATCTAAACTAAAAAACCCTAAGCGTTCAACACTTAAACCTGAGCCGTGGGAGGAGGTAGCTGATGGACAATACAAGGTTAAGTTCTCCTATAACGAAGAGACCAAGCCACCTATTGTTGACACTGAAGGAACTCCGATTACAGACGAATCAACACCTCTATACTCTGGGTCAAAAGTCAAGGTCGCGTTCTATCAGAAGCCATACATTCTTAAGGATGGCGTTACTTACGGTACTTCACTTAAACTCGTGGGTGTGCAAGTTGTGTCTCTCAGCTCTTCTGCGGGAACCGACTCAGGGGATCTCAACAGCGAAGAAGTCGCGCAACTTTTCGGAAACACGAAAGGATACAAAGCCTCTGAGCCAAATGTAGTTCCTGCTGCTGTGAATTTGGAAGACGACTTCTAATGGCATTTCGATCAGGACTTGAAGAGAAAGTCGCTGATCTTATGGTTGAACTAGGAGTGAAGTATGAGTATGAATCGACTAAGGTTCCCTATCAAATTCAACATAACTACACTCCTGATTTTCTTCTCCCTAATGGTGTTTATCTTGAGTGCAAAGGGTACTGGGAGGCGGAGGATCGTCGTAAGATTAAAGCCGTCAAACAGCAGCATCCAGAGATTGATTTAAGGATGGTGTTCCAGTCACCTTTTAATAAGATCAGCAAAAAATCTAAAACAACATACGCACAATGGTGCGACAAACACAATATACCTTGGACGAGCTTTGCAAACATTCCAATCGAGTGGCTCGTCTGAGTTTTTAAGACATGAAGCTTGCAATTCGTGTGGTTCTTCTGATGGATTAGCTGTCTATACGGACGGCCACACCTTTTGTTTCGTATGTCACCAATGGACACCAGGAGCCACAAACTATTCACAATCGACAAAAACTCGAATGAGTTATAAAGGCTCAGCTCAAAGGCTGCAGAAACGTAATATCTCCGAAAAGACTTGTGAAAAATACAAGATCTATAGAGACGGAGAGACCTTACGGATGTACTACCACGATTCAAATGGTTCCCCAATCGGATCAAAAGTACGTACAAAGAACAAGGTTTTCACGTATGAAGGTGAGTCTGACGGTTCATTCTTTGGACAACAACTATTTTTCCGCAACAGTAAGGAGAAAAGTGTTGTCATCACAGAGGGTGAGCTTGATGCTGCTTCTGTATGTGAAGCCTTAGGAGACTTTCCAGCTGTGTCTCTCCCTAGTGGAGCAGCCGCGGCCAAGAAAGCAATGAAGACTAATTATGAATGGCTTCAGCAGTTTGAGAAGATTATCTTGTTCTTTGATAACGATGAAGCCGGTCAGAAGGCTGTGAACGATGCTGCTAATGCATTACCACCTGGCAAGGTATTCATCGCCTCTCTAGACGCTTACAAGGACGCCTCAGACGCTTTACAGGCTAATGATTACAAGGCTGTTGAAAATGCATATTGGGGTGCAAAACCTTATAGACCTGACGGCATTGTTGAAGGTCGTTCTTTGCTTGAACTTGTAACTACACCACAACCACCATCTGATCATGATTACCCGTTTCAAGGACTACAGTCAAAACTACACGGTATTCGATACGGAGAGCTTGTCACAATCACTGCAGGCTCTGGCATTGGCAAATCAAGCTTCTGTAGGGAGCTTGCATGTTCTCTTCTCCAGAGCGGAGAACGGGTCGGTTACTTGGCTCTTGAGGAGTCCAATCGACGAACAGCTCTAGGCTTAATGTCTTCTGCTGTAGGTAAATCACTACATCTAGGAGAGCATTCACATCAAGAACTTACAAAAGCGTTTGACGCGACGATGGATAATTGGGACCTTTACCTGTTTGATGGTTTCGGCTCCTATGATCCTGATGTTATTTATAATCGTATTGAGTATCTTGCTCAGGGTCTCGATTGTAAGATCATTTTTCTCGACCATTTGTCCATCTTGTTATCCGGTTTGGACGGAGACGAACGACGAATGATCGACAATACTATGACCCGTCTTAGGTCATTAGTTGAGCGCACTGGTATTTCATTATTCCTCGTTTCACATTTAAGGCGATCAACTGGAGACAAAAACCATGAAGAAGGAGCACGAGTTACACTCGGGCAGTTGCGCGGATCTGCTGCAATCGCTCAACTCAGCGATTCAGTTATTGGATTGGAAAGAGATCAACAATCCGACAAAGATGGAGATTTTACGACTGTGCGAGTGCTTAAAAATCGTTATTCTGGCGAAACTGGAATAGCTTGTACACTCAAGTATAACTTAGAAACTTGCAAATTCGATGAACATGAACTCGAAGAAGAATTCAACCCAGCCGACTTTTGAATCACCACATCAGCAAGCCATGTTGACACCACCAAACCCACCTACACCTGAAATGATCAAGCGAGCACAATTCGTTGATAAGACGTATGTATGGAAGACGAAATAGTGCTGATCTTTGATCTGGAAACAGATGGTTTTGTTAAAGATGTTACTACCATCCACTGCTTGGTTATTCACGATATTCATGAAAACCAAACGTTATCTTATAACGACCAAGGAGACAAAGAACCCATTGTTCGTGGTATTCAAAGACTCCAGGATGCTGATTGTATTATTGGTCACAACATTATTGGCTATGACTGCCCTGTTATCAACAAACTATATCCTTGGTTTGATGGGGCTGGGATTGTGGTTGATACTCTTCTTTTATCTCGGCTCTATCATCCTGACATGATCAGGGTAGATCAGAAACATAGTTGGAAAAACATGCCATTACAAATGTATGGCAGACATTCTCTTGAGTCCTATGGGTATCGATTAGGTGAATTTAAAGGTTCATTTGGCAAAGACACTGATTGGAAGGAGTGGAGTCAAGAAATGGAAGATTATTGCATACAAGATGTACACGTTACCACCAAACTTTGGAAACACTTTCAACCTTACCTGAGTGGGTCTCGTTAGAACACCAGGTCGCTCAAATACTTACTAATCAAGAACTACATGGATGGACGTTTGACACAGATGCTGCATGGGAATTTGCATCTACTCTCCGTGAAGAGTTACGAGAGACTGAAGGAGCACTACGCAGGAAACATCCTTACGTCTCAGGAACAGAATTCACTCCTAAACGAAATAACAGCACGCAAGGATATGTTGAGGGTGCATCCTTTACTCGACTAAAAGAACTAAATCCAACATCAAGAGACCATATCGCATGGATATTGCAACAGTACTATGGCTGGAAGCCAAAGCAGAAGACAACTACTGGGAAACCAGTTATAGACGAAGTTATTCTGACAGAGATTGGGTCAGAGATTTCTACGATGTTTGCGAGATGTTTGACGGTAACGAAAATGCTTGGGATGTTATCGAACGGCGCGAACGGATGGCTGAAGCTTGTTACGAATGAAGGGAGAATCCATCATCATTGTTCCGTCGCAACCGCCACGCATCGATGTGCCAGTAGGTCGCCAAATCTTCAGCAAGTGCCGTCAGATGATCGATTTAGAAGACTCTTTGTACCAAGCAAAGGTCTATGTATGGTCGGCGCTGACCTGTCTGGGATTGAGCTTAGGATGCTCAGCCATTATCTTGCTCGGTATGACGGGGGAAGGTATGCAGAAATCCTTCTCAACGGAGACATTCACCAAACCAACGCAGACAAGATAGGGATTACACGGAAACAAGTTAAAACCGTCACGTATGCGTTTCTATACGGTGCTGGTGACGAAAAGATAGGACACTCATTCGATGCACAACTATCAACAGCAGCTGCAAAGCGGAAGGGTAAAGAGATTCGTGCAGCGTACGTTGACGCAGTTGATGGACTCGGTGAACTCCTGGAAGCAGTTAAGAAGGCTGCAGAAAAAGGATCCATCAAGTCTATCGATGGAAGAAAAATTGCAGTTGATTCACCTCACAAATCGCTCAATTACTTACTTCAATCGGGAGCAGGAGTGGTCGCAAAGAGATGGATGGTAATCAACCAAGACCATATAAAAAAACTAGGACTATGCTGCTCTCAACTTGCATTTGTCCACGATGAATTGCAATTTGAAGTTGACCCTAAACATGCACAAGACTTATGTTCATCCTTGGTACTCAGCGCTACAGAAGCTGGAGAGTACTACAACATCCGCTGCAGGATTGATGCAGAAGCCACCACTGGAAAAAACTGGAGTGAAACACACTAATGCTTTACGGAAAAAAGAACAAAGCTGAAATCAAGTCTACTAAGAAAACTACACACCAAGGTCAAGGTCGTCTTTCTAAACCTAGGGGTGACAGGAAGATGAGTCGTGGCCAAGGTAAATGACAAAACTACTAATTGATGCTGACTACATAGTCTACAAAGCTTGTGCTGGAGCAGAGTATGACATTGATTGGGGGGATGATGTAATCATGGTTGGTTCACGTTTCTCTGAAGCATACGCTAATACCATCAAAGATATTGAAAAGATCAAATCGATATTCTTTGATGCAAATGTCATTCTATTTTTTAGTGACAGTACAAATTTTAGGAAACAAATCCAGCCGTCTTACAAAGGACATCGCAACCGTAAGAAACCTTGTGGATACCGACGAGTTATCCATGAGTTACATGTTGACTACCAAGTCATTCGTATGCCGTCTCTCGAAGCAGACGATGCTATGGGTATTTATGCAACTTCGAATGAAGACTGCATTATCTGCTCACCAGACAAAGACATGAAACAAATCCCTGGGACTCTCTACAACATGGATGAGACGTTCACAATCGACAAACAGTCAGGATGGGAATGGTTTCTTATCCAAACACTTGCTGGTGATCAAACTGATGGCTATTCAGGTGCTCCGGGGTTCGGTGTAAAAACTAGCCAAAAATTTTTCGCAGAACACGGATACACCTGGGATTCCGTAGTGAGAGCCTTTCATTCGAAAAATCTTACTGAAGTAGATGCTTTGAGAAATGCTCGGCTAGCAAAGATACTCACTGCTGACGATTATGACAATGGACCCATCCTATGGTCTCCCACCAATGCCAACATTGGAGTTGACAATAGAACAACAATTCAAGATGAGGAGGATGGAGGATCTTCTGACCAAGTGTCCGAAGGAGGAACTTATTCCTTTATTTCTTGAATTACAACGCACTAATTTTATTCTTTCAAACAACGTAGGTCAACTTCTTAAACAATGGAATCACCCTCCCATTACACACGAGGACAAATAGAGGTCTGGGATTTTATCCGAGATCAACAACTGAATTACCACCTTGGCAATGCTATTAAATATATTTGCAGAGCCGGTTACAAAAGTACTTCGACAAAGATTGAAGACCTTAAAAAGGCTATCCACTATCTTGAAAATGAACTCAAACATTCCACAACATTGCAAAGCTCAATCTCTTTCCGACCAGGCGATCCAGTTCCGGACTTCCTATGGGATCCAGAACAGTTTGGAGAACCGGACTATGCAACGGGATTTGATCGCTGAAGAATACAAAGAGTTTGTTTATGCTTGTGACTGTGAGGGTTACGAAGAAGAACTGAAAGAGTTAGCAGATCTTGTGTACGTCTGCTTCCAACATGCAGAAAATATGGAGTGGGATCTAGAAGAAGCTCTTGATCGTGTCCATAAATCAAATATGTCAAAGCTTGGCTTAGATGGGAAACCTATCCGTCGAGCTGACGGCAAGGTCTTGAAAGGACCCAACTATGAACCACCAATTTTGAATGATCTGATTAATGGCTGAACTTATTTCTAGAACTGGACGAGTGCAATCGTGGATTGATGATCCCGATGGTCGTCTTCCCGTGTCGTGCACGGTTTTTGTAGTTGACAACGCAATGGAGGGACCAAATGGAATCGAAGCGTCTTGGAGATTTGCGTCTCACGCTTTACGAAACGGCGCAGGAGTTGCTATCCATCTATCGCGACTCGACCCCAAAGGATACGAGAGAGCGTCTGGCGTCGTTGCGAGTGGTCCTGTTTCATTTGGACGAATCTACTCGGCTCTTAACGAAACTCTCCGCAGGGGAGGAAAGTACAAGAACGGAGCCATAGTTCTGCACTTAGACGCTAACCATCCAGACGTTGAAGACTTCATCAGTGCTCCACGTGAGCAACTGACATGGGTAAAACGTTGCGTCAACATCACTGAAGAGTGGTGGGAGAACCTAGACATCATCGTCCGGCAGAAACTAATACAAGGAATCAAAGCTGGAGATATCTGGCTCAACAAGGTAAAGTATGAAGGAAACAAACGAGTTAGAGGTAACGTCTGTCTCGAAGTGTACCTGCCCAGTAGAGGAACCTGTCTCCTACAGCATGTTAATCTTGGAGCCTGTGAATTCGACGATATCCCAGGTGCTTACCGTGAAGGGATGTCGCAACTTTGCGATCTTCATGGGAGAACAGGTGTTGGAGAGACTGGAGAATACCTCCCTAGTTCCACTGATCGACAAGTTGGACTTGGAGTGTTGGGTCTTGCAAACCTCTTGCGGAGGTACGGTGTCACTTATGAACAGTTCGGAAGGGCTCTCAATCAATTCAATTCTGGAGTAGAGAAAGCTACTGTTGCTTATACATTGGTCAAGAAGATCAATGAGGGCATCCAGGAAGCCTCTGCAGTTGCTCGCCGTAACGGTATGGTCCGAGCCTTCGCAATTGCCCCTACAGCGTCTTGTAGCTACCGCTCAGAGGACGCTGATGGGTTTACTTGTACTCCTGAAATTGCACCACCCATTGCACGGACTGTCGATCGTGACAGTGGCACCTTTGGTGTCCAAACTTACGACTACGGAGATGTAGAAATTGCATCAGAAGTAGGCTGGGAAAACTATAAACGTGTTGCTGACGGGATCATGACCCTGTATGCAAGCAGTGGACTTCTTCACGGTTACTCGTTCAACTGGTGGTCAGACTTGGCTGTTATGAATGAGGACTTTATTGAAGAGTGGCTTAGGTCTCCACAAACATCTCTTTATTATTCATTGCAAGTAATGGGAGACGTTCAGGATAAATCTAATACGTACGCTGCTCTTGATGAGGAGGACGTAGATAAATACCTGGATAGTCTTTTCTTAGATGCAGTGGATTTACCTGAACCTGAATGTGATTGTGCAGAGTAATGAACCCTTATCAAAAACTAATGGCGCGGAAGCGCAAATGGACACCAGTAAAACCTACTGCTGGTATTTGCAAAGAAGGCGCGGAGGAGACGATCCACCGTGCTCTTGCATTGCGACATATGGAACTACCTGTGGGAGATTTTATTACTGATGCTCTCTCTAATGAAGTACCAGAAGTCTCCCGAGAGATACTCATCTCTAATGTACGGGATGAAGAGAACCACGACTTGGCACTTGGTTACATCGCCGATGCTTACGGCGTTGATAAAAAGGCTGAGCAAGAAGCCATGGCGCTCCGAAAGGCGTGGGTGTCGCATCCAGATCACACGGTACTCAAAGCAATGGTTGCCGAACGTGCGGTTTTCTTTGTTCTACTCCCGTTCTTTCGATTTAATGGTGACGCTGCAATGCGTACAACCTCAGCGGATATAAGTCGTGACGAACAAATTCATGTTGCTACCAATAGTCTTGTTTGTCGGGAGTTGGGGCTTGATATCAGTCCTTCTCTTGATAAGCTCCGTAAAGCAACTATCAACTGGGTGATGCAACCACTGAAGGTTGGAGCATCCGATAAATATTTGGACAAAAAATTTTGGCTGGATTCTAGTGATCGCTTGATGTATGAAGGTAAAGCTCCACAGCTTGCCGAAACTAAAGCAGGTCGTATGCCAGCCTTTTTCGAGCATTCTAATGTCAACCTCCCTCAGTATGCTTGAGACCTTGGGCATGGAACATCATGCCATGGTCAAAGAGCTAGAAGAAAAATTTCCACCTCTTACACCAACACCTGGCGATACGATTGAACAAATTATGTATCGATCAGGTCAACGTTCAGTTGTTGAATGGCTTCTGGAACGTATTGACTAAATATTATTTATCTTACTATCATGGCTAGAGGAAAAAAGTATAAGCCTAAAAAGGCTGAGACGCAGAGATCAGCTGCCAACCTGGCAAGTATCCGCCAGATGGCTACAGACGTTAAAAACAGTAAGCCGAAAAAGCTTGATGTAAAGCGTAAGGAATTCACAAATGACACACCTAAACGTCCTAGTATTCCTAAGCTTCCTAAACTTAATCTTCCAGGTGGTGGTCTGAAAAAAACAAAAGTTGCTGCACCAAGTGGACGACCAAAAATGATTAATGACTATAAACCTGTTAGTGACTATTCGAAGACTTACAAAAATCGTAATCCTAAACGTCCAACATAATGAAAGCTAAGCAAAGGTACGATGTTCTTCAAAGTGACCGCCAACAGTTTCTAGACAAAGCATGGGAAGCTTCACAGCTTACTCTTCCATATCTAATTCGTCGTGATGATGAATACACTAAAGGTAATAAGGTTCTCAAGACACCATGGCAATCAGTAGGTGCTAAGGGTGTAGTAACACTTGCATCTAAACTGATGCTTGCTCTTCTTCCTCCTCAAACTACTTTCTTTAAGTTGCAGATTGATGAGTCAGGTATACCTCCGGGTCTATTTGAGAAGAACCCTAGTGTAAAAACAGAGATGGATACTTCATTCGCAAAGATTGAGCGAACGATCATGGAGTCTATTGCAGCTTCTGATGATCGTGTAGTAGTACACCAAGCACTCAAACATTTGGTTGTTGCTGGTAATGCTCTGATCTTTATGAATAAGAATCAGTTGAAGCTTTATCCATTAAACCGCTATGTTGTAGAACGTGATGGTAACGGTAATGTTGTAGAGATCATCACCAAAGAAACAGTCAGTAAGAAATTAGTCGAAAAATTTTTACCTGATTATGAACCTAATCATGTTGCTAACGAATACGATACTAACCCAGGTGAGTGTGATATCTACACGCATGTCAAACGAGACAACAATCGTGTGACGTGGTACCAAGAGGTTTATGGAAAAGTAATTCCCAGCAGCTATGGTAAGTCTCCTCTAGATAAAAACCCTTGGCTTCCTCTGCGTTTTAATTATGTAGATGGTGAAGCATATGGTCGAGGACGTGTTGAAGAGTTTATGGGTGATTTGAAGTCACTCGAATCACTCTCTCAGGCCCTTGTAGAAGGCTCTGCAGCAGCTGCAAAAGTGGTGTTCGTAGTGTCACCCTCAAGCACCACTAAACCTGCCACTCTCGCGGCTGCAGGTAACGGTGCAATCGTGCAGGGAAGGCCAGATGACATTGGTGTTGTTCAAGTAGGTAAGACTGCTGACTTCCGCACAGCATTTGAACAGTCACAAGTCTTCCAGAAAAGACTGAGTGAAGCCTTCCTCGTTATGAACGTTCGTGATTCAGAACGTACTACGGCTGAGGAAGTCCGTATGACACAACAAGAACTTGAATCACAGCTAGGTGGATTGTTTAGTCTGCTTACTGTTGAGTTCCTTGTTCCATATCTCAGCCGCAAACTTGATCAGCTACAGAAATCACGTGCCATCCCTAAGCTACCTAATGATTTAGTTAGACCCACAATTGTAGCTGGCATCAATGCTCTTGGTCGTGGTGCAGATCGTGAAAGTCTAAGTGAGTTCCTTCAAACACTGTCTCAAAGTATGGGACCAGAAGCACTCCAGACTTACATCAATCCAGAAGAAGTTATTCGCCGTCTTGCCGGCTCTATGGGTATCGATCAACTTGGTCTTGTAAAAGGTATGGATCAAGTTAAGAGCGAACGACAGGAGCAGATGCAACAGCAAGCTTCTATGGATCAAGATCTGGCTCTGACTAAGCAAGCCGCACAACTCCAACAATTACCAAATGACCCAAGCCAAACCAGTCCGCCCACAGAAGAAGGCGGGAACCAGCTCCCCACGCAAGCCGGTCCAGAAGGCGGACAACCTCCAGCCCCTGGAGGAGTCGCCGGAGGTTAAGCGCCTTTCAGTAAAGGATCGCCGATATCTCAACAATCAAACTAATAAATATAAGCGCCAACAAAAAGTAGGAACTCCGACACTTGGTCGTAGCACTGCTTATGTAACTGAAGTTGGCCTCGGAAATCTCCACTCAAGTACTGCATATGACAACTCTGACCTACCAACCTGATCAAGGACAACCTGAATTCTCTGAAGAAGAACTTAATTCAATTCAAGTTGGAGAACAGCTTGAGCAAGAACAGCAACAACTTCTTGCTGGTAAGTATGAATCTGCTGAACAACTTGAACAAGCTTATCTTGAACTACAACAGAAGTTCGGATCTAATAAATCAGATGAACCTGAGCAAGGCGAAGCTGTGCAAGAGTCTGAAGATCAGGAAGCTGATGTTGATCTGATGGAAGCTTTGTGGCAGCAGTCACAATCTGAATACGATGAAGCTACTCTTGAAGCTCTCCGTGATAGTGACCCTGCTGATATTGCACAAGCTTATCTTGATTACCGTGCTGAAAACCAACCTCATGAACTCACAGCTGAGGAGACTTCTAATCTCTACGATGTTGTAGGTGGTCAAGAACAGTACGTCAATATGTTGCGTTGGGCAGCTGATAATTGTGATGAGCAGACTATCGAGATGTATGACGCTGTCATGGCTAAGGGTAATCTTGAGTCATGTTTCTTTGCTGTACAAGCAATGGCATTCCGTATGGCTGAACTTGAGGGTTGGGACTCTAGTGACTTCCTCTCAGGACGATCCTCTGTTCAAACTGCAGATGTATTCAGAAGCCAAGCTGAAGTCGTAGAAGCTATGAGTGATCCTCGTTATGATAGAGATCCTGCATATCGTCAAGATATTATGAACAAGCTCGAACGTTCTACTGAACTTATGTACTAATGGATTACAAAAAGAACACCCCTGAATACAAAGCTTTTAAGCAAGGAAAAAAGAAAGGTAAGAAAGGATCTGGTATTGATAAGCTTCTTGCTAGTGGTGGCTTAGGTCTTGCCGGTCTACTTATTTCCTCGGTAATGAAAGATGGAAAAAAGTAAGCCTAAGGCTATTAAGCAGCGCCTTGATCCTTCTTGCTGGAAGGGCTACAAAAAATCGGGTACTAAAGTTAAAGGCGGTACCCGTGTAAACAACTGCGTAAAAATTAAAAAGTAAATGACCACCACTACAGAAGACGGCGGACGCTACAACGTCTTCGCTAAAGAACCACCTATGGAAGTAATCGACGTGTACGAAACTCACAATGAAAAGGCTGAGAAGCTTAATGGTCGTCTTGCAATGCTTGGCGTCATGGCTGCTCTGGGCGCTTATGCAATCACTGGACAAATCATTCCTGGTATTTGGTAATGAACAAGAAAGGACAGAAAGCTTCTAAGAACTCTGTCAAGAAAAAAGCTAAACTGATGGCTGCTATTGGTAATCCAATCCTGGGTTCTAATAAGAACAAGCCTATGAAAATTAAATCACATCAACCTGATTCTAACTATGCTTGACAACGAAAAGAAGAAGAAAGCTAACAAAGCAATTTCTCGCACCAATAAACTTAAGACTGGATTGAAGGTTGCTAAAGGCGTGAAAGCTATTTCCAATGCTCTCGGTACAAAGCCTACTGATACTCCAGAGGTTAATACAAAACACGAGCAGCTCTATACACTTGATGAAGATGGCATGGGTCATCTCTCCTGATATGTAATTAATTGCGGTAGGTGGGAGGTTCAGTAATTAATTAATCCCGCTATGTCTGCAACTGTTATGCATGAACGTAATGCACATAACTTTCCTTTGGATCTTGCATCCAGTAATACCACCCACGTAGCACTTAAAGCTCCTACAATTGGATAATTAATCAAAATGCTAGAAACACTAATTCCCGTTGGTGTTGCTTTAGCTACTGGTTTTGGTGTACTCATGTCAAAGCTCCACATGCGAGTCCATGAGCTAGACCGACGAGTAGACGGTGTTGAACTTCGTATTGCTGAGAACTATCTCAGTAAAGCAGAGTTCAGCACTGCTCTTGAACGAGTAGAAGCGCACATGGTTCGCATTGAAAACAAACTAGACAAAATTGCAACTAAACAATGATTACTCTTATTCGCCCCATTCTATTTTCTTTTGTCAAATCTGAACAAGTCAAGCGTTTGATCGTAGACATGCTTGAACGTCTTGCTGCTGAGACTGATAATGATGTAGATGACCAAGCTGTTGAATTCATCCGTAATGGTCTATTCCCTAATTCTAAATAAGACATGAGTACTTACTACGATTATTTTACTGGTGTAGGTGTTAACCTAGCTTCCGAAGCAGATCGCACTATTACTGCCAGATCCTATGTTGAAAATGTTGAAGTCCTTGGCACTCCTGGTGTTGCTCGAAAACTAACGACTTCAAACGCTAGTTCTATTAATCAAAACCTGACAGCTAGTGTATCTCGTATTTCTATCCGTGCTGTAGGTGCTGATCTACGGTTTAAAATTGGTACTGGCACTCAAACAGCTGACAGTAATAGTCACTTCATCGCTAATGGTGAGCGTCTGGATTTTGCTGTACCTACTAGTGCAAACATTGCTGTCATTCGTGACGGTAGTACTAATGGAACTCTTGAAGTTACGGAGTTGATCTAATGAGATTGAGTGGAACCAAGGCGAATTCAACTAATCAGTATCGAGGTCTTGGTGATCAGCTCTATGACCTTGGTGGAGCTAGACCTACTCTTGATCTAAATTTTGCTAATAATGAAAGCCTGGTTGATAGTATCACAGGTAAGGATTTAGTTACACATACCCGCGCTAGTAGTGCAACGTATGTTGATGGTGGCGGGAATATTAAAACAGCAGTTACTAACTATTTTGAAGCTAGTGAAGGTTTCGGTGCTTCTGGAGACTGGGGAAAAACACCTTTAAGAGGTACTGCTACTGACAATGCTGCTACTGCACCTGATGGTACAAATACAGCTACTCTTTTGGTTGAAGATACACAAACAGCTGGTCGTTACATTAATAATGTCCACAATTTTGTAGCAAATACAACTTATACTGTTTCTTGCTGGGCTAAACAATATAGTAATACTGGTACACAAGATCGTCATTTTGGACTTGTTTTTGTTTCAACTTCGTTTACTTCAAACCGAGTTGTAGCGTTTAATCTTACCGGTGATGGTAGTTTTACTACTACTGGTGGAACAGCAACTGCAAGCATTGAAGCATACCCAGATGGTTGGTATCGCTGTTCACTAACAGCTACCGCTACCACTACCGCTAGTACTGGTGTTCAGCTCAGATTAAGTAATAATCCGAATAATGGTACTCAAAACTACACAGGTGATGGTGTCTCTGGTATTTACGTATGGGGAGCCCAACTAGAAGAATCCAGCACCGTTGGTGAATACGTTAAAACAACTGGTACAGCAAACAGTACTCCACGCTTTGATCATGATCCCGTAACAGGTGAAAGCCTTGGGTTGTTGGTTGAAGATGCTAGGACAAATCTAGTGATTTATTCTGCTGTTGAAATAAATAACGGTTGGCAGAGTAACATTGGCGGTGCAGCACAAAACAACACTAACTTATCTTTAAACAAATTAGGTGTTTTTAACGGTGTAAGGTCTATCAGTGAAGGTCAAACCTTCCATGGGCTTAGAGCTGCCAGTAATAATTTTCCTACATTAGCAGCTGGCACAACTTACACAATCACTAATTGGTGGATGAGAGGAGATGTGAACCCTAGCGATAAATTTCGTTCAACGATAAAATTAAACGGGACCACTGCAACTTGTGAAGTTAAAAAAACTTCTACTAGCTCTGATCATTTAGATGTAAACTCTTATACCATTGTTAACGATGCCAATCACGGAACAATTAGTAACTTACAAGTTGAAGATGCTGGCAGTAATGTTATCAAGTTAAGTTATAACTTTGTGCCAGCTAATTCAGGTGCTCATTTGCAGAGTATGGCACCTCTTTCAAGTACTGTTGGTGCAAGTATTATCGTGCTGGCTGCTCAAATCGAAGAAGGAGTAAACCCATCTTCTTATATCCATACCTCAGGCTCTACTGTTACACGTGCAGCTGATAATGTAAATATTACTGGATCTAATTTTAGTTCTTGGTATAACACTGCAGATCAAAAAGGTACAGCTTATGGTGAAGGTATTGTTAGAGACTTTTCAGATGTAAATCATTTCTACTTTAGCATTTCTGACGGATCTCTTGATAATGAGATTAGGTTTTTTAAAAAAAGAAGTACTAACAAAGAGACCTTTAATATTCAAAGTAGTGGTATTAATCAATTGAATCAGTCTCATAATGATGTTTCATATGGTCAAAATAAAAAAGGCGTTATTGCTTTTGAAGTAGATAATGCTATCAATGCTTTGGATGGTACTTTAAACAATTTAGACACTACTGTTAATATTCCAGTATTAGATCAAGTTCATTTTGGTTTTTCCGCTCTCGGCGGTGGTCCATTCATGACCATTAAACGCTTCACTTACTGGCCTGATCGTGTAAGTAATGACACAGTAATAAGACTCACTGAATAAACATGGAAGAAGAACTTAATACTCCACCAGTACCCGGTCCTTTCTTCCGGTTTACTGATGAAGAAGCCTGGCTTACTGCAGCTCGTGCAGCAGGCTTCATGACTACCGTTACTGATGACGAAGGTAACGAGACTGAACAACTCCTCGCTTATACGCATGACCGCGCTATTGATGTTGTCGGTGTCTTGTATAACGACGATGGTGTCTATGAAGTAGATGAAGATGGTGAAGACATTGTTGTCTCACCTCCTACTGTTATGTCAGGTTGGCATGTGAATTATCTTGGTGCTCTCCCTGAAGGATGGGAAGAGTTTGAAGTTACTCCTGAAAACCCTAAACGAGTATTTGCATAAACATCGTACGTTCATCCTTCGGGACGCATGTTACCTAACCATGGAACGGGGGTTAGGTTTTCTTAAGTACGAACAAATGTCTAACATCGTTTCTCGCTACATTATCAAACAACAGAAGAAAGCTCAGAACTACAAAGCTGACTGTCTTCGTTATCGTGGTGTAGTTTACAAGCAACTGGATAAGTAAGCTTACAGGGAGGTGCAAGTCCTCCCACCAGTATTGGCTTTGGCCCGTACGCGGATACCCTTAGCCGTCTAGACGGTGGGACAGACCACACATAAACAATTAAATATCTCTGACGTCAGAGGAATAGCAACTAACCTCTTATAAAAAAAAATGGCTGACACTACAATTACTCCGATTGGTTCGATTAACTCGAACCCTTCGTCCATCGCCCTTACACAGGGTTATAACGATGGAAGTACTACTGGCAAATACGCGACTTACCTGAAACTCTTTTCTGGTGAGATGTTCAAAGCGTATGAGTCAGCATGTATCGCTAAAGGAACTGTGCAGAACCGTACCCTGCGTAACGGTAAGTCTATGCAGTTCATCTTCACTGGTCGCATGACCGCTGATTACCACACCCCTGGAACTCCGATTCTTGGTAGTGGTGATCCTCCAGTGGCTGAGAAGACCATCATCATGGATGACCTGCTGATCTCCAGCGCCTTCATTTATGACCTTGATGAGACTCTTGCTCACTACTCTCTGCGTTCCGAAATCTCTAAGAAGATCGGTCACGCTCTGGCTGAAGCCTATGACAAGAAGGTGTTCCGCACCATTGCCAAGGCTGCACGTGAAGCACATCCTGTGACTGCAGCACCTGGTCCTGAGCCCGGTGGTTCTATCATTCAGCTGGGTGCTGGTAATCAGTATTCTGCTCAGCATCTTGTTGATGCTTTCTTCGAGGCTGCTTCTATCCTCGATGAAAAGAATGTACCCCGCGAAGGTCGTCATGCTGTCCTGTCTCCTCGCCAGTACTATGCACTGGTTTCTCAGGTTGACAGCAACATCCTCAACCGTGATTTCGGTAACACTCAGGGCAACCTGAACAGCGGCGATGGTTTGTATGAGATCGCTGGTATCTCTATCAAGCGTTCTAACAACCTGCCGTTCATGATTACTGGTTCAGGTTCAGGTGGTGCTGTTGCTCGTGTCAACGGTGAGAACAATGATTACTCCGGTGACTTCACTAACTCTTGCGGTCTCATCTACATGAAGGATGCTGCTGGTGTTGTTGAAGGTATTGGTCCTAGCGTTCAGACCACTGGTTCTGATGTGAAGACCATGTACCAGGGTGACATCATCGTTGGTCGCCTTGCGATGGGCGTTGGTACTCTGAATCCCGCTTGCGCCATTGAGCTGCAAGCTGGCTGATAGGAGGTAAACCATGTCTATTCGTCCTGGGAATATTGGTTCTGTCAAGATCAATACTGGTGTAGGTGCAGTTACTTCTGAAACCTATAACCCTCAAACCAAGGCTGAGTATGGACGTGGTGGCTCTGTGGGTCTCGCTTATGGCGGGACCTACTCAGCAGCTACTACTCAGTCAAACCCTGAACCTCTTCCATTGCAATAATTATGGCTAACCCAACTACTGCAGCTGGAAACAACGGTGTTTCTGGCTCTACCTCTGGTATCTCCGGTGGTAATACTGCTATCCGTAAGTCGGTAGCTGAGACTCAAAAAGGATACGGCTCTGCTGTATCTGCGTCTACTGTCTATAGCGAAACAAAGAATCTTCGTTTTGCTTATCACACTTCTGAAAGCGACTCACCTGCTATCAGTCGTGCTTGATTTAGGGGGCCTTCGGGTCCCTTTTTTTTACTCCTTATTGAGAATATTTATCAATGACTAATTCATGGAGAGAACCGCCTTCCAACCCTACCATTGAACAAAAAGCAGCTGTGAATGACTTGCTGCAATCTATTGGTCAGGCTCCTGTTTCTACCCTAGACACATCAAACCCGGACGTTTCGATTGCTTGGAATACATTGGTGTCAACCTCTAGAGAAGTTCAAGCTGAAGGCTGGACTTTCAATACGGAGAAAAATGTCAAGCTAATGCGATCTGCTACTACAGGGTATGTTGATTATATTTTGCTTTCTCAAGCTCGCACAGAACTTCGTGTTGATCTAGCAAGAAACGTTGATAATCAAAACCATAGCAGTATTATCCGCTCTGATGGTACTAATTTTTTTCTACGAGATAAAGAGAATCACAGTAATACTTGGACGTATGACCCACTCTGCGACATTGTCTATTACTACGATTTCGAAACTCTTCCGATCCCTATCCTTACTTATATTATTGCTAGAGCATCTACTATTTGTAGCTCTAGGATTACAGGTGATTCCTCGCAGTATCAAATGCTAAAGGAACGAGAGGACTATTGCAGGGTACAAGCTATGGAGTATGAAACATCTCAAGGTGATTATTCATTCTTTGGTATGGATACTCATAAACATGGGTATACACCCTATCAACCTATTGATTCATTAAGCAGGTTCTAATGGCTGCAGTATCTCAAACTATTCAACAATATCTTGCTGGTGTCTCACGAGAACCAGATAAAAACAAACAACTAGGATCAGTTAAGGAAGCCATTAATGCTTACCCTGATACAACCTTTGGTCTAGTTAAACGACCTGGCACATACTTAAATGCAGAGTTAGGTAATTCATCTGATCTTGATGATGGTTATTTCTTTCCATTTAACTATGACGATTCTACAGAACAGTACATCTGCGCTGTTTACGGACAGTCCTTAAAGATTTGGAATCTAGCTACTGGTACCCAGGCTACTATCCTTGATTCTATTGGTGGTAATCCCATCACTACTATTCCATATTTGAATGGTACTAAAGAGCAATTTAGACATATTCAACGCCGTGATAATTTAGCGTTGTTGAATACCAGCGTTGTTGTTTCAATGGATACTGCTCTTGCTCCTGGTACATTAACTGGTACTGTTAACACTATTGCTGAATTACCTGCTGCTAACACCCTTTCGCAAAGCGGTGGTGAGATCTATCGCATTAATGGTATCGATGGGGCAGCAGATGACTATGTTATTAGATGGGACGGTCAAACTTGGGCTGAGACAGTACTACCTGGCGAGCTAATTAGTTTTGATGCTTCTACGCTTCCTTACCTACTGACTCGAACTAGTACTGACAACTTTACCTTTACTCCATCACCATGGACTAATCGTGTGTCTGGTATATCTGGTAATACAGGTAGTAGCAGACAACCATCATTTGTTGGACAACAGATCAGTAACATCTTTTTCTACAAGAACCGTTTAGGTTTCGTCTCAGTTGACAATGTCATTATGAGTCAACCATTGGAGTTCTTTAACTTCTGGCGGAATAGCTCCCTCACTACTACTGATGCAGACCCTATTGACCTGAAGGCTACGAGTCTTGATGACGTTAACTTGTTTGCTGTGCATCCTATGACCCAGGGGCTTGTCCTGTTTAGCCCCAAGGAGCAATTTGTTATGACTGCTGGCAATAGCAATGTTCTTACACCCTCGACAGCTTCTATCAATTCTGTATCACGGTACGAGATATCTCCTCTGGTAGATCCAGTACTACTAAAGGATAAGCTTTACTTTGTTGCTAAAGCGGATAGCTATTCTAGGATGATGTCTATGCTGACACGTGGTGATAATAATAACCCTGTTGTTATTGATGAAAGTAAGGTAGTTACTACATGGCTGCCAAAGAACATTAATAGAGCCTTTAGAAGCAATCAGAATGACCTTATTGGTTTAATTGACAACTCTTCTAACTATGCTTACCTCTTCCGTTCTCTTGATGTTGATGGTCAGCAACCATTGAAGACATGGTTTAGTTGGGAACTACCAGGTAAGATCTTGTTTGCTGCAGCACAGCAGGATTCTATTCAATTCATCATTTCTGCTAATTCCAAAGTATCTGCAGTTACAGCTTTTATCAACCCTAATGAGGACAACCCACTCATTAAGTCTATCTACGGAGTTATCACAAACCCTTCCTTAGATTATATCCAGACTCCTAGTGGTTCTAACAAAACTGTAAGTAATGGTGTTACTACTATTACTTCTGGTGTTAAGGATCCTAATAATAGCAATTGGACTCCAATTGTTGTCACTACGTTTGACTCTACTGATCCTACTTCTTCTAACGGTAAGATTTATGCTGTCACTAAAACAAGTGATACTACTTATACAGTAGATGAAGACCTATCCAACATTGACATTCAATTTGGTTTCACTTATCCCTATAATATTAAACTACCTAAGGTCTACTACCGACAAGGAGAAGCTGCAGATTTTACTGCATCCCTGACTATTTCTAGGTTTAAGTTTGCGATGGGTAAGACTGGTAATGTTTCATTTAAGATTCAACCAAGGGCAGAGGGTGATGCTGAAACTATTGGAGGTGTTGAACAATCAAACTGGTATCGATTAGACAGTGCTCCTATTGATGATGAGCGTCTATTTACTGTTCCTATCCATCAACGTAATGATAACTTTGATATTGAAATATCGTCTGATTCCCCCTACCCTGTTTCTCTTCTCAGCATGACTTGGGAAGGTCAATATTCACCTAGGTATTATCGCCGCTCATGACTACTGATGCACAACGTGAAGTTATTCACAATAAAACTTCTGAAATGATCCATAAGGCTGCGGGTCCTGATAACGCTGCTTTCGATTATCTTGCAACTATTTTTTTCACTACCCGTGTTATTGATGATGTTGTAGACAATGATAGAGAGATCTCTCATGATTCTTACTTCAAAGCTATGGAGGCTCTTTTTGTCAATCTTCATATGAATGAATTTTTTAGGGCTAACTATGACATGCTTGTCTCTCAACACATCACTATTTGGAATACATGGTTGGCTGCTAACAAATACGAGCAAGAAGGTCAGATAATTGACAAGCTTCATTCAAGGACATGGCGTCTTTATATTGATGAATTACTTCCGTTGGTTGCGTATTTAACCCAAGGCTATGAAATGATGAAAGAACTTGACCACGACATTAGAGTCTTTACAGCTCTATATCACAGGATGGACCCACCTGATTTTAATTTAGAGGAGGTATTAAATGTCAGGAGGAACTAATAAAAAAATTGAACAACAAAATAAAATGGTCCAGAAGCAGTATAAAGCTGACTCTCGGATGCATGGTTACACAAAGCTAGTTAATGAAGATAGATATAATACTGCTGTAGCCCGCACAGAACTTCAACAAGCTACGCTTGATGCAAGAGCTGATGCTGCAGACAAGACAAAACAACGTGAATTTAAATATAACCAAAGACTTCAAAATCGTCAATTTAATACAGACAAAAAGGCTTACAACCAAGCTTTAAAGGATTACGATACTCAGACAGAGTTGAACTCTATGTCTGGCGCTATTGCATTAGAAGGTGCTAGGAGAAAAAAAGAAGAGGCGCTTATTGCTAAAAATTTTAATCTAGAAGGTCAAAGGATTAAATTTGGTGAGCAGAAGTCTGATCTTGCATTTGAAAAAAGTCAGATGCAGAATGAAAAAACTTTTGTTCAAGATATGGATAGAATTGATACTGATTCTATTACTGCTAAAGACACTCTTGCCAGAGGTGTGAAAGCAATTGATGATGCTGAAAACGAAGCACAAGTTACATTTGCTAATGAGTCTGCAAGGTTAGCTGAAAATAAACTAAATTTTGCTAAAGACAAATTAGACAATGATATTTCATTCCTTCAATCTTCTGAAGGCTGGGATCTTCAAGGTGCGAAGACTGCTTATGAGAAACAGCAGGTACCTAATTTCAATAAGAGAATCAGTCTTATTATTGAACGAGAAAAGGCTACGGGAAAAGCCCGTGCATCTGGTCGAGAAGGTCTTAGTGCAGAGCGTGAAGTAACCTCAGCGTTAGCTGACTATGGTCGTAAACAGGCTCAACTTGTAGACGAATTAGTTTTTTCTCAAGCTGATAAAACACTTGCAGATACTAAAATTACTGGTACGACGACCTATAAAGTTGGTCAAAAAAATATTGACAAATCAATTATTGATGAAGACAAAGCGTTAAACACTCTTCAACGTGATAGGACTGTTGATAGATTGGGTAATGAAAAGTCTAAACTTGATTTAGCTTTTACTGAAACAATAGCCCAGCTTGGTTACGAGCAAGAACGTCTTGATGCAAAAGAGATCAAGAATCTTAATAATCTTAGTGCTCAAGAAACAAGGCTTGGTGATAAAGAGACGGCGCTTAAGGATCAAAATTACCTTGATAAGCAGCAAATCAAAACTACTTACGATTCAGCAAAGGCTCAATTTAAAGCTGACAAGAATCAAATTAAGCTCGACGAAGCTGCCGCAAATATCCGTGCACAGGGTCAAATCCCTGCCCGTCCTAAGAAGCCTGTACCCCTCCCAGCACCTGTTGCAACAGTTCGTACGAAGCTACCAATGCCAACCGCTCCTATAACGGCTCCTAAGCCTATTAAAGGGTCTATACAGCAGACTAGTATTTGGAATGATGTTGGTGATGGAGCTAATCTACTTTTGTCAATTGGTAGTCTATTTCTTTAATACTCTTTAAATTTAATCATGGCGCAATTTAAAAGTTCTGCGCGAAGTAGTGGTTTTAATGCCATCGACCTACCTGACAATGCTTACCGTATTAAACAAGCGGGGCAAAAGCGGATAGATGATCTACGGAATACTTTCGCAAAGACTATTGACAACCGCAAGCAGTATCAAGACGAATTTACGGCTGCACGTAATCAAGAGCTAAATGCTTTAGATCGAAATAATCGTCTTGAAGAAACGTATCGGCAAACTTACGAGCAAGCCTTACGTAAACGTTATGATCAGAAACTTCAAAAACAAAAAGCAGAAGCTGACCAAGAGAGGAGCCGTTATGATCGCCTCTCTACTTTCTCTCAAGAAGCTGCAAAGCTTGGTGCTGAAATTTACAATGAGCACAAGGAGAACCGTCAAAGAGAAGGTATGTCTCTTATCTTCCATACCGGTCTCAAGGCGGATGAGCTAGATGTTCTTCGTTCTACAGAAGATGATTTGCTTGCTGAGCACACAGCTGCTAATGCAATCATTGAACGTCTTAAAAAGAATGGTGCAACTTCTGGTCAAATCAAACAGATCCGTGAACTAGATGGTTGGATCCTTCTTGGTGCACAGAAAGAATTAGCACGTAATGCTGGTTCTGCTTATCACGCTTATCTAAAGAATCCAGAGACACGTTCTAAAAAGTTTAAACTTTCTAATGGTACAGAGCTTTCTTTACAGCAAGCCGACGAGTACTTAGATGAGGATGCTTATAATGAAATTAGGGGTCTTCTTACTAGTGATTTTCTAAAACGCTATCAAGGTTATTCCCTGTCTTTTGCTGAGAAGTATATTTTCCCTGGTATGCGAAAGACAAGGGACAATGATGATCTTGACTTCTCTTCTAGAGTTCAAGAAAAATTTGAAAAGGAAGAAAAGGACAGGTTTAATACTAGTGTTGTGAATCTCTTTGATTCTTTTAAATCTGACCCCCGTGCATTAGAAACTTTCATTTTATCTGAGTCTGGTGGCAATAGGGAAGTATACGGCAGTCTTAGAAAAAAGGTGTTAGAAGCTATGGTCAGTATGACTACCGACGGTAGTTATGGGGGCTTTTCTGAAGACAGCATTAGTGATCTTATGAAACAAGAATTCACTATTAGTGGTAAGACAGTTACATTTGAGGAGCAATATCTCAAAGCAAACGGCAAAGAGATACCTAGCGACGAACGCGGTTTGCTGCGTCAACTACGTACAGCCTTTCACAATAATAAGGTGCAATCTGCACGAGAAGAAGATCGAAAGGAACAAGAGTTCCGCGATAAAATGCTTAAAGGAGTCGTTGCACAAGCCACTGGTGATGGCTTGAGTGATGATGAAAGAAAAGTAGTTGAGGTTGAGTTTAAGAATAGGGGCCTCGTTATTGATGGCTTGCTGTTGGATATTATGACTCATAGGTCATTACCTTCTGATAGAAAAATGCAATATCAGATGGCTTTAGAAGAGATTTCACTTGGTGGACCATTAACTGAAGCCCAGTTAGCTGCTAAGTTTCCAACCCTTTCCATTACACAACGCCAACAACTTGCATCGGCTTCAAGTATGGCAGGCCATGGTGGTAGCGGTAAGGGATTAAAAACTTACACAGATGTACTTGCTCAAGAGATTAAATCAATTACAAAGACTTCTAATCAAATTGATCCAGGTGCTCAAGCCACTGGAATGATTGGTATTATGCAGCGTACTTTTGTTCAAGAATTCCTTGAACGTAAAAATGATTCAAAGAAGTATGGCACTTACAGTGATGAGCAGATTGCTCGTGAACTATTAATTGAGCATCGTGCAAGACTTAATGCTAATGGAGGCTTAGGAGAAGGTATCTACAGACGTATTACATCAGAAGGGCCTGATGGTAACCGTCAGCTTGTTACTGGCTCTGATGGTGGTTTTGTAGCTGTATACGCTCCCCCTGTTACTGATTCACCTACTTGGAAGCGTACTGTCGAAACTATTGACAAGGATATTTCTGTACTTAGCACAAAGCCAATGCTCGGTGATATAAATGATCCCAATAGTTGGGCATCACAAATCCCTGAAATTATTAGGACAGGAAAGCCACCAACCTGGTTAACCAATCTTGCTCGTTACACCAATACATCTTGGAAAATACTGTTCAATAGACAGGCTGCTCTCTATGGTGATTACCGTCTACCACTGTCACGTTTAGAGGATGCTGCTGAGGGTATCTCTCCTGGATTCTTGAACAGTATTGGTGTCGCTCCTACCGCTGCTGGTGTTGTCCTCGGTTCTATTAATCAGGCTCGTGCACAAGGTGCTCAATCGTTAGAGGTTTACCGTCCACTGCTCAACCTTATTGCATCTTATGAGTCGTCTAATGACACGGTGCATGGTGGTTATGACGCTATGAATCTTGGTGGTACACACGGTGGTTCACGAGCTATTGGTTCTAATACAGGTACTGTCTATTTTAAGAAGCCATTGATTGAAATGACTGTAGGAGAGATCATGGATAAGCAGGCTGCTGGTCAGCTTCATGCTGCTGGTCGTTATCAGTTCCTTGGATCTACTTTGCAGGATGTATTTGATCGCGGTAATCCAGGTGGTATCAGTCGTGATTCATTGTTTGATGCTGCTACTCAAGACAAACTTGCAGTTACTTATATCCGCATGACTATGCGTGCATTTCCTGGTGACCCTACTTTTGGTATTCGTAGTCGTTGGATTGGCGTTAAAGACCATCTTAGCTACGAAGAAACAAAACAAGTTGTAGATAGGATTCAAAAGGACACACGAGTACAGGGAACCGCCTTTGCTAATACAGAAATCGATACAGCAATCTATGCACACTCAGCCAGTAGAAAGTAATATTGCTACGGCTGATCCACTTTCAATATCAATATTTCTTTTTAGTGCACTAACGTATGCGCTGTTAAGGCGGTTCCTTCCTTTTTAATTATAATGAACAATGAATTAAATGAGCTTTCGCCTGAACAACAGCGAATGGCTAAATATCAAAACGTAGTTGATAATCCGAGTGACTATCCTGAGAGTGCAGTTATTGCAGCAAAGGATGCGCTTGATCGTCAACTAAAGGTTGATTCTGTTGCTGATGAGGTAGCAGCTAAGACTAATGAAGATGGCACACCTAAGAGTACTTACCAAACGCTAGATCCTAACGAGTTTGGTGTTAAAGAAAATCTAGAAGATGCAGGTCGTGCTGTTGTCACTGGTGTGCAAAATGCTTGGAACAACACTATTGATCTTGCTAGTTATTTTGATCCTGAACGTTATCGACAGAGAAACGAAGGGGAAGACCCTTATTCGTTTGCTTCTAACCTTAAGTTTAACGGCCAACAAATGCCGAAGACTAGATGGGGTAAGTTTATACGGGACGTAACTGACTTTGGTATTGGTATGGTCGGTGTTGGCAAAATCGGCATGGGTGTTAAAGGTATCCGTGGTGTGATGATGGCCGGCAAGACCATTGATAAAACCGGTAAAGTCGTGAACGTTGCAGGTAAGACTGCACTTTTTAAACGTCTTGGCGCTGATGCTATTAAGGGTGGAGCAGTTGATGTATGGGATCAAACAACTACTGAAGAAGCTGGTTTAGCTGAATCTCTTATTAAGTCTAATCCTGTATTTGCTCAAAATCTCCTACAGTTAGAGGATGGTAGAGATCTTTCTCCTGCTCAACGTGGATTCTTAAATTTCTTCGAGGGGATGGGTCTAGGGTTTGGAGCTGGTGCTCTCCTTGAAGCAGCCGGTGTTGGTTATCGAAAACTTAAGGGTATTAAGTCTTCTGAGGTGACTAAACCTACAGAGAATATTTCTGACACTTTATCTAAGGTAAACAAGGCTCTTACTAAATCTGAAGCTGCTGAGTATCAAGCAAAGACTGTCAGGGTTACTGGTCTTGCTAAGACTGAATACGAAACCCAATACTTCAAATCACTTAAAAGTAGAGGCGTCATTGACAGTGACGTCACTATCGGAGAGTGGCGTGATACTTGGAAGAACCCTGCTAAAGCCACAACTGAAACTGAAGCCTGGTACCGACCTTCATGGGATCAGCTGGATGAAGCTGCCCGTCAAGATCTAACCATTGATATGGCTTACAAGAAAGGTATAGATTGGGGAGAGATTCGAAACTACTCTAAATTCAGCACTAAGCAAGGTGAGCAATATCTTGAGATTGGTGCAGACCAGCTTGATCTGGATCTTGACAAGGGTGCTCCTCGTCCAGGTGCTTACTACAACGCTGATAAAACAGATACTTCTAATTACCCCCTGTCCTCTGGTTCTTCAGTACCTCTAAAAGCTGTACGTGATCAGATTGATATTCGTTCTAACTTTGGCAGTAAATATGGCTCTAATCGTGGTGTGATGACTTCTGCTCAGATCCATAGAATGGCTGAGACATCTGGTGTTGATGTAGATGTAATCGAGAAGCAAGCTAAAGCACTGTTTCAAAATGAAGAGTACCGTAACTTGTACAAAGGTGCATCTTCTGAAGAACTTGTTGATGACATGCTAGTTGCAGCTGAGCAATTGCAAGAGTTTATTACACCTAATGGTCGTGCTTCTAATTTTACAGAACAGCAATTGACAGACTTTATCTATGCATTCGATGATGATGCAGCTGACTATATCGGCTCTGGTAAAGGATCTAAAGGTGTACGTGCATTGACACAAGCTCAGATCCAAATGACTGATGTTGTGCTTGGTCAGTTGGCTCAAGAGATGAGAGACATCTCTCGTGCTTCTTTGAGTGTTGATGGAATTGTTGACAGTAAAGCAGCCGGTGAAATGCTTGATGAGATTGCTGTTCGATTTAAGGCTCTCCAAGGGATGCGTCAACAGACGACTGCTTTGATTGCTAATCGTCTGCGTGAGTTCCGTGCTCCTGGCAAAGGTCCTAAACCTGGTTCAAAGGCTGCCCTGGAGATAGCTGCTGAAGCTAAGAAGCGTGCTGCTGCACAGACTGATCTGCTGTTGCAGGTCATCCGTGAGGACGAGACAGGAGAGTTGTTTGAAGCTTTCCGTTACTTCTCTGCTGCGTCTAACGGCAACCTCATGACCATGGCTGACATGGATGAGTTCTTTGCCAAGCGTCTGAAGGGTTACTCAGGTCCTGGTGGATTCCAACGTAACAAGGTTGTTGGTGAGCTGATGACTATGGGTATTAACTCCATGTTGTCTGGACCTAAGACTCCTATTCGTGCCGTTGTTGGAACTGGTATTAATACGATGATGCGTCCGGCTGCTGCAATTGTAGGAGCTACTTTTACTGGTGATCGTAAGACAAAGATGGCTGCACTGTCTCAGATTGGTGGTCTCTTAGAGAGTATTCCTGAAGCATGGCGCAAAGCTGTAGCTGACTTCAATACTTACTTTGATAATGGTGGTAACTTTCGAGGTTATACCACTCAACAACTTGGTAATGAGTTTGAAGCAATGGCTTCTCACTATGCAGTACGTGGTACTGATGGAGAGAAGGCTATGTTTAACGTATATAGGATGATGCGAGGGTTGAATCAAAACCCATTCTTATCCTATGGACCACGAATTATGAAAGCAGCTGACTCATTCTTTGGTCAGATGATTGCTCGAGGTAATGCACGTTCTAAAGCATTTAACGAAGTCTATGACCGTATGCTAGAGACCGGTGGTGCACTCGGTGATCTTGAAATGAAGTCTGCTATCCGTGAAGCGGAAAAGCGTTTTAACAAGAGTGTCTGGCGTTCTAATGGTGAACTAGCTGATGAGTTTGCAAACTTCCAATGGAAAGAAGCTGCACTGACTGGTGATCTTCCTGAGTATGCACAGCGTATCCAGGCTGGTCTAGAGATGTTACCTGCTATCAAACCCTTTGTTGGGTTGTTTATGAAGACTGGTGTTAATGCACTGCAACTTACTGGTAAGTACACACCTATCCTCAATCGCTTCTTACAAGAGTCTGCGGACATTATGACTAAAGAGGCTGGTCATCCTGACCTTCTTCGTTATGGCATCCGCAATGCTGATGATCTTGCACAAGCCCGTGCTGTTCTTCGTGGACGTGAGGCTATTGGTGCTGGCATGGTTGGACTTGCAGGTTCACTTTATCTAGGTGGACATCTAACAGGTAACGGACCACCGGATCAAAAGCTGCGTAAGGCTTGGGAACAAACTGGTAGGTGGCAGGCTCGATCTATCAAGATCGGTGACGTATGGGTCAGCTATGAATCGCTTGAACCGTTCAATGCATTCCTTGCTGCTGTTGCTGATATTGGTGACGCACAAGGTGTGATGGGTGAGCAGTTCACTGAAGATCGTCTGGGTCAATTGCAGTATCTACTTGCTGCAAACGTAACTAATAAAACTTTCTTGGCTGGTCTCATGCAGCTTGGTGATCTGATGTCTGGTAAAGGACAGTCACCAGGTGCTGTTGCTGCCAACCTGGTTAATAATCAGATTCCTCTGTCTAGTTTGAGGAATGAGATTGGTAAAGCATTCAACCCTGGTATGCGTGAGCTTGAAGGATCATTCAAAGAACAGATCCAGAACCGCAACCTTTGGGCTGAGTTCATGGTAGGTGAGGACGGCAAACTTCCCTATCGCTATGACATCTTTACTGGTGAACCCCTCGCTGACTGGGATCCTATGACCAACATGATCAATAGGGTTCTTCCATTCCGTATTAGTAAGATTGGCTCACAAGCTAGAGAAATGGTCTTTAGGTCTGGTGTAAACCTTCATCAAACGTTTACTACTTCTCCTGATGGTCAGAGTCTAAAAGAATACCCTAATATTATTTCTCGTTTCCAATATCTTATTAGCCAACAGAACCTTGAACAGCAATTCCAGGACTTGTTCCAAGATCCTTCTGTTATGAAGTCTATTCTTGATATGGAACGTGCTCATGCTAATGGTGAATCATTTAGTCCTAATGATACTTTCCATGGCACTCGTATTAGTCAAATTCTTCGTAGAGCTAAACTTGCAGCTTGGGCGCAACTTCAAGCTGAGGATTCAACAGTCAACCGCATTGCACAAGAATCACATCTTAAAAAGCTTGAACAACGTGCACGTATGTCGGGTGACTCTGAACGTGCAGCAGAGCTTGATGCTTTGCAAAATATTCCTAAGTAACAATTATGGCTTGCAACCCTACAGTTCAATATGATGACTTTACTGGTGATGGTGTTACTACAGCGTACACTATCACCTTTCCTTATGATGTTAACAGTAAAACAGATGTACAGGTTCGTCTAGGGACATATCCTAATTTCACATACCCTGCTTACACAACTGATTACTCAGTTGATTCTGCTAACCCTAACGTCGTTAATTTTGTAACTGCACCATCTGGTCCTATTAGGATCTTTAGGTGTACTCCTAATAATGTGCTGCCAGCTACTTTCCAAGCTGGTTCTGCAATTCGATCTAGTGATCTAAATAATAATTTTGAGCAGTTACTTCATGTTACGCAGGACTCAAGTATTCGTACTGTTGATACAGAGGCTATTGCTGCATCTGCATTTACAAAGTCTACTAATGCTTTAGCCTCTGCTACAACTGCTATTGGTTTGGCAACTACTGCTGATGCCAATGCATCTACTGCAATTTCCCAAGTTAATAATCTTATTCCATACACTGCAGTAGCTACAGTATCTGATCTTCAATTTGTCACACCCTTTACTGGTGATCGATTTGAGGTAACTAATTCTACTGGCGCAGAGTCTTCATCTCTTATCGTTAATCTACCTACAGATTCAAATGGCAACACCACCTTTGTAGGATCTGCAGACATTAAATTGAGGCTTGAACATAATGGTACAGCCTTTAGTTTTATTGATTATATTGTTCCAGACCCTGATAGTAGATATCTAACCGCTAATACATCTTATGTTGAATCAGTAAATGGTGCTACGGGTGCTGTTACCTTTAACTATGTATCTTCAGTTAACGGCTCAAGTGGTGCTGTAACTATCGATCCTAGTACCAATACTTTCTCTAATACTGCACCAGCTACTCCTGACACTGGCGACTTCTGGACAGATACTACAACAAACCCTCCTATCTTAAAATCTTGGGATGGTACTGCATGGGTTGAAATCAGCACTTCGGCGTCTGCTTTGTCAGTTCCTGTTATTAGTAATGTAACCCTTACAGATGACTCACCTGGTGGTAATCGTTTTACATCTTCAACTTTTTCTGTTGATGCCACGATGGTAGATAATGGTACTCCTGTTTCCCAAAAAGGAGTTAAAGCTACTGTTACTGCAAATTTTGTTAATTATGCGTCGTTACCTGCTTTGACAGGAAATACTGTTACTAACGCTGGTACTTCTAATTCTGGGTTTACTACTTATAACGCTCAAGTTCTTTCTACTACAACAAACGTAAATCATGGTAATAGAACTCTCGTAACACCAGCTTATAAATCTAATGGCTGGTATTTCGTTTATTCTTCCAACTATTCTAGTTCTGGAGAAACTGGTATATTCTTCAAAAATGACGCTTCTTCATCTGGTACCGGCGCCAATATCCATAATGGAACAGCGCAAGGAAGTAATTTTACTGATATAATCGGCATTGGCCATTATAAAGGTACATATTGGACTGTTGCTGCGAATAGTAGACCAAAATTGGTTGCTTGGTCTGATGGCAGTACATCGTGTTTTGAACATGCGACTTCAAGTGGTTTTAACGACCCGGGTGGAGCTTTTACCAGTGATGGTGAAGTGCTGTATTATATAACTGGAGTCAATAGTACTCAAGGTTTAGAATTACAGATACTGAATAAAGATTTGACTAGCACATCCCCTATTAATTCTTTTGATAGCTTTGTGTCTGGCACATTAACTGTAGATTTTCTTACTAGTTTTAGTAGTTATAATGCTGAACAAGCCAATATAGCTTACGATGAAGTATCCGATAAAATAATTATTACAGGTCAAAAAGCTGGTACTACTGCTACAGTTACATTTGATATTGATCGAACTGTAGGAATTTCTCTTAACCGTTTGACTAACAAGCAAGAGGTGGCGACCGATTCCACTGATGTTTCTGCATTAGTTTCCGATGGTGCATACGGAGTTTATCGTTATAATCAAAACAGAAGCTTGCAAAAATGGAATCACACAACCAATTCTTGGGATACAAAATGGTTGAGTCCAATATACCAACAGCTTCAAAATCTACCGTATATTCGTGATGGATATATGATTGGCTGCTTTAGAGATGCAAATAGTCACTTTAATATTGTTCAGTCGCAAGATAGTGGTAGTTCTTGGAGTGTAATGGTCAGTAATGTCCATCAAGGAAGTACTGGTGATGATACTTGGTACGCAGCTCTTGGCTTTGGACAACTTGTAACTTCTGGTTATCGTAGTAGTGGTTCTCCATATATGTATACAACTCGTTTCCGGCAACAGATAACTCAAGCTGCTACAACTACTGCAGGAGCTTTATCTACTTGGGGTGAGCGTGAACCAATTGCACTTAGTGGCCATGAAGATGACCAAACTAAATGGGGTAACATCTCTAATCTAAATAGTGCCAACGGAACTTTTAATATTAACTCAAACTATTCCTTTAGTACTGGTGATGTTATTGTAAGTAGAAGTCAATCAACTTCATCTTCTTCTTCTACACGTTATCTTGTGATTAATAGCGTTGGTCAAGTTACCGATATTGCTAGTACAGATCCAGGTTTTATTCAGCAAGGTCCGGGTTTATCTCATGACCTTACTTTTCCGGCAACCTTCCCATCTGGAAATTCCCCCGACTTTGAGCTACCTGTAGGTACAGTATTACAGGCTGAAATTCAAGCTACCAACTCAAGTGGTTCCGATAGTTATACATCTAATTCTATTACTCCTAGTTAGTTATGAATAAATCTAATTACGAATACACTCTTAGGCTTTGGTCAAGTTACCAGAAACGGAAAGAAGATACTTCTCTTTCTGTTGATGATGCTTACTTACTTGAGTTGGCTGATATAAATAGACAAGAACGCAACAGGCTTCTACAAGCTTCTGATTATCGTATGGTATCTGATGCTCCATGGGATACAGCTGAGTGGGCTACATACCGTCAGCAACTACGTGATCTTCCAAGTACTGAAGGGTTCCCCCATTCAATTACCTGGCCCACTGAACCTAGTAACTAAGTAAATGAAAAAAGCAGCTGAATCTAAATTTAACGAGCTGCATAATATTTTGACTGAAGAACTCCTCTCTCGTATTAAATCGGGAGAGGCTTCTACTCAAGATCTTAAAGCAGCAATTGATTGGCTTAAACAGAATGACATTACTGGTGTTGCTATTGAGGGTAGTCCTCTAAGTAAACTTGCCAGAATTATTCCTGATGTAGATCCAGATCTTGTTCAACAGAGGCTTTATGGCAAGAGAGAAACTCCCGTATAAAAAGCTCAGTAGGACAGCAAAGTTCTACAGAAATAATCCTGAAGCAGATGCAAAGCATCAAACTACATCATTAAAAGCAGCGAAGAAACCAGCACGTAAGAAAAAGAACGCTGAAACAAGAAAATTCCGTCGTAATAACGGACTTGAAGGTAAAGGCGGACCAGACGTCCATCATTCATCGAATGGACTAATGACTATTTCTGCACGTAAGAATCGCTCAATCAAATGACGCCACTCCCTACTCCTGACCATTATCTACATAACCTAATAGCCATGACATCCTCTGAAGCCAAGCGCCTTTGGAGGCGCAGTATCAAAGAGCATTTTGACTGTACATGTGTCTATTGCGGAGGAACCTATGACATTAATGAACTTACTCTTGACCATGTCCATCCTAAGTATCATGGTGGAAAAGATGAAACACACAACCTTGTGTGCTCCTGTCCTAGCTGTAATCAGGAAAAGGGATCAACATATTGGCGAGAATTCATAACTCGCTTTAACAACCCACTACGGGAACAAATTATTGCTAACTACACAAATGGCTAATAGAAAAAAAATTAGTTTGCTTAAATCACAAAGAGCAAAACTAAAAAAACAGCGTGCACTTGCAACTACACCTAAGGCCAAAGCACTTGTTGATCGACGTATTCAACAAGTAACTGTAAAGATAGAAAATGCTCAAAAGCTTCTTAAAGGTTCACCTACTCCTAAAGCATTGCCGCCAGCTAAGAATCAACTCAAAGGTGCATCTACTCCTAAAGCTCTTTCTCCCGCCAAAACTCGTACTACTGGAAGACCATCGAGTCGTCGTGCACAGGCTGCAGCTAAACAAGCACGAGCTGCTCAAGGAACCACTGGTGGTAAACGTGTAGGACAACCTGCAGGTGCTGCTAACCGTCTATACGGTGCTGAACGTGTCAACGCTGCTGTTCGACGCGCTCAAATGTCAACCGCTGCTCGTACTGCTGGCAAAGTTTTAAAAGGTGCTCTTAAAGGTGCTACCCGCCTTGTTGCAGGTCGTGATGATGGATCAGGTAGTGCACTGATGGCTGCTATGGCAGCTAATGATGTTATTAATGCTGCTAGAGGTAGTACTGCTAAAGAACGTAACGCGAAAAAATCTGAGAAAAAAGCAGACAAAAATAAACTCCCTACTACAGCTGTAACTAAGACTATTCGGAAAAATCGTAAGTACAAACCTAGACCAACTGCTAAAAAACCAAAGCAAGCTGTTGCATCTACACCTAAACCTGCACCAAAAGTATCAAAAGTACCAAAACCACCAAAACCTATCCCTAAGAAGGATCGGATGGAAAATGCTTCTAAAGACAAGCGTATGGCAGCTTGGGCTAAAGCTAATGCGAAAATGATTCGCAAGAGTGGTACTGCTAAACAACGGGCAATTCTTGACAGAGTAGAGAACAAACCCAAAAAGTCTGCAGCACTTAAAGCTGGTTATCCAGGTAATCGAAACTACTAGATACCTGTCCACTAACGAATAAATATACCGCGCTCCGCAAGGGGCGCTTTTTTTATGTCAATTAAAAAAGCCATTAAAGATACTGCGGAATACGTTTTTAAAAACGGCAAAAGAACAATTACTGAAGGTGCCAAGAACGGTGCCAATGGTGCAGCTAATGGTGCAGCAAAACGAGCAGTAAAAAAAGCTCCTAAACCACCACCGCGTGTTTTAAACAAAGCAGACTATGAAGGTACAGCCGGTGGTCACTCTGGCTTTGGTCGTTTTAAAGCTGACATGGCTGCATTCGACGATAAAAGAAAAGGACTTCAAAAACCTTTGTTTAAAGATCAAGCTGGTGATCTTCATTATCATCAATCAAACGGTCAAAAACCTAGTCAGTTTCGTCATCGTGATGATAAACAGGCTGAAGTTCTTGACAGGGATCAAAAGGGCAAACAACAGTCTAAACCTGGTGTGACTGGTAAATCTTTTCTAAAAGATCGGCCGCAAATTGCTGATACTGAAGCACATCATATTGCTCCTATTAAATCCCTTCAATTTCTTTTTGATGGTCTTGACGAACGTGAATCTCTAAAATTAATTGAACACTTTGAAAAGCGTGGTGTTTACATTGGCAATGATGCACGCAACAGAGCTGATCTTTCTTCATCTATCCATACCTCAGTGCACGAGTCATATGTCAAAAGAGCAATTCTGAAATACGACCACGCATCACTTGAAGGTATGTCACTTAAAGAACGTCTCAAATTTGCTAACGTGATCCTCCAAGAAATTAAAGAAGCTAAAAAAATTGTTGAACGTGAATCTGAAGTCTTGATTACACCATCTCAACTAAACAAGTCTATGCAACGGGTTAATAAACCTGAACTAGCTATTTATGACAACAAGTCTTGATCTATTACAAGAAGATTTCAAGCTGTTTCTACAAGCTTTGTGGGCTCAGCTTGACCTTCCTTCTCCTACCCGTGCCCAATACGCAATCGCTGATTATCTACAACATGGCCCGAAACGTTTACAGATTCAAGCTTTTCGAGGTGTTGGTAAATCTTGGATTACCGGTGCTTTTGTCCTCTGGACCTTATTCAACGATCCTGAAAAAAAGATCATGATCATCTCGGCTTCTAAAGAACGAGCCGATAATATGTCCATCTTTCTACAAAAACTAATCATTGAAACTCCTTGGCTTAACCATCTGCGTCCTAAATCTGATGATTCCCGCTGGGCTCGAATATCATTTGATGTTAACTGCTCACCACACCAAGCGCCTTCAGTTAAATCAGTTGGAATTACTGGTCAGCTTACTGGTAGTCGTGCTGACCTAATGATCCTTGATGACATCGAAGTTCCTGGTAACTCGATGACAGAACTCATGCGAGAAAAACTACTTCAACTCTGTACAGAAGCTGAATCTATTCTTACTCCTAAAACTGATTCTAGGATTATGTATTTGGGTACTCCTCAGACAACCTTTACTATCTATCGTAAGCTAGCTGAGAGGTCCTACAAGCCCTTTGTTTGGCCTGCTAGGTACCCTAGGAAGGTAAGTCAGTATGAAGGGCTCTTAGCGCCTCAGCTAGTGGCTGATATTGAAAATGGAATTGATACTTGGAACGTAACTGACCCAGATCGTTTCGATAATGATGATCTCTTAGAACGTGAAGCATCAATGGGTCGTAGCAACTTTATGTTGCAGTTCATGTTAGACACAAGCCTTAGTGATGCAGAAAAATTCCCACTTAAAATGTCTGATCTGGTTGTCACTAGTGTTAACCCCACTACTGCTCCTGACAATGTCGTATGGTGCTCAGACCCATCAAACATTATTAAAGACTTACCTACGGTCGGTCTCCCAGGAGATTACTTTTATTCTCCAATGCAACTCTCTGGGGAATGGACTGATTACTCCGAAACAATCTGCTCAATTGATCCGTCGGGTAGAGGAACAGACGAAACAGCCGCGTGCTTCATATCTCAGAAAAACGGCTTCCTCTACGTGCATGAAATGCGTGCTTACAGAGACGGGTACAGTGACCGTACCTTGTTAGATATACTACGTGGTTGTAAAAAATTTAAAGTCACTAAACTATTAATTGAAACTAACTTTGGTGATGGTATCGTAGCTGAATTATTTAAAAAACATCTACAGCAAACTAAACAACTAATTGACATAGAAGAGGTACGAGCTAATGTCAGAAAAGAAGACAGGATTATCGACTCTCTCGAACCTGTGCTTAATCAGCATCGTCTCATTGTGGATCGTTCTGTTATCGAATGGGACTTCAAATCAAACCCTGACTCTGCACCTGAAGAACGACTCCTATACATGCTCTTCTATCAAATGAGCCGTATGTGTAGAGAGAAAGGTGCTGTTAAACATGACGACAGATTAGACTCTCTAGCACAAGGTGTTAAATACTTCACTGATGCTATGGCTATCTCTGCTCATGAAGCCATGAATCAACGTAAACGTGATGACTGGAATGACATGATGGCGGGTTGGTTAGACGATCCTGAAGCAGCAGCCTCTCATATGGCCTTTGGTATGGACTTAAATCAACGTCAAAAAGCTCGTATGTTAGCTGGTAAAAAAGTGGTTCCTACCTGGGTTTAATAAGACAACCAAATCCATTGCAGTCACTGCGTTCTGGCTGGTGTGGACCCTATACAGGGGGAGAGAAGGGTGGACTCGAACCCTGTAGGAAGGAAGACAGTCATTATCATGACTCCTTCCTTCTTTATTAATAACCTCTTGAATGGTTATTCTGTAAGTCCTGTTAAACCCCCGACTTCGTCAATGACACAAGATTAACTATCTACTTATTGATCTTGTAAAACGATGAATGTTATTACTTATCAATTCTATGATTACTGACCACCAAGTAACTCTTATTCATTCAACAGATAATGGTGATGACTTAGTAGCCTATATGGCTAGAGTCTCTAACCCTAATAATCAAAATAATACAACTACAGCTCCTAGGTTAATTAATTACCTCATTAAACATAACCATTGGTCCCCTTTTGAAATGGTATCTATGTGTGTAGAAATTGAGACTACCAGAAGTGTAGCTGCTCAACTCTTACGTCATAGATCATTCTCTTTTCAAGAGTTCTCTCAACGGTATGCTGAAGTAACTGATTTCCCTACTACCCCTGATTTACGTAGACAAGATACTTCTAATAGACAAAATAGTATTGATGACTTAAATGCTTTTGATGTTCAACAATTTCAAATGCAGATTCAACAACATCATGATACGTCTATGTGGTTGTATAAACAAATGTTAGAAGCAGGGGTAGCTAAAGAATGTGCTAGAGATGTTCTTCCTCTCTCTTCTAAAACTAAGTTGTATATGCATGGTAATCTTAGGTCTTGGTTGACGTATTGTGATCTACGTACTGGTAATGGTACTCAGTTAGAACATAAAGTTATCGCTGAACAATGTAAAGAACTGATTTCTTTGCAGTTTCCCAAGTGCTATGCAGCCATGTGGGTGTCTACTTAGATTTTGATAAAAATTTGTCAGACCTATGTATACGTAGGGGCAGGTGCTTTCCCCCCGGGTGGGGGTGCTGGTGTAGCCCTTTCAGGGCTCGCTAGATGTGTTATCTAGTAGAAAACACTAGGGTTCTAGGGTACAGCACGCATGCGTTACGGTGTAGTGTACCACTAACCCATCATATTCTCTGACC